AGAACGGGGAAGGCACAGATGAATGCGGAACGGCCGATCGGGACGCTGTTCAAGAACCTCAAGCCGAGGTCGAAGCACAGCGTGGCCACAGCCATCGAGGCGGCGATGCACGAAGGGCTGACGGGGACGCTGATCATCAGCATCCCCGCATCGGTGGACAAGCCCACGGAGGCGTACTTCACCAACGCCGACCTCAAGCTCATCCCAGCGGTGGGCATCCAGTAGACCCCCTGCCCCGGTGGCTATTGGAGTCGTCGGGGCAGGGCCTACGGCCCGGCAACGGACGTTGATCCGAACGAGTTTCGGGAAGTCCTTGCGCCGCTGTCGGTGGCGGGTGTTACGGTCTGCCACAGCGAGTGAGAGCCCCTGGCGTCACTCAGATAACTTCACAACAGGACTTGAAACGTCCTAGGTCGGCTCCTCGGAGCCGGGCCTGTCGCAGTGAACGTGTTCACCAAGGCGGCTCGATGTCACCCCCGATGGGGGCGGCATCGAGCCGCCTTTTTTTGTTGCCTATTGGAGGCCACCCTCATGACCCTCACCCCGGACCTCGTGGACCGCCTGGAGTTCGCCACGGACTCCTTCCTGCGGCCCAACGGGCACGGCGGCTACATCATCCGCCAGTCCGACCTCTCCTCGTGGACCTACTGCCCGCTGCGGAAGTACTACGAGGACCGGGCTCGGGCCGACGCCAGCGCGCCGCAGCCGGCGACGCTGTCAGCCACCGAGTACGGCACGGTCGTGCACTACGTGCTCATGAACCTGGAGCTCGCCTACCACGAGGGCAACGAGCAGGCCCTGGAGCAGGCCCTCGCTTCGTTCGAGCACTACTGGCAGCCCGAGAACATCGGTGCGATCGCCTCCCCGATCACCGAGTGGCTGCCCCGCCAGACCTACGGCGGTCTCCGCGACCGGGGCCGCGCGGCCATCCGGGCGTACTACGACCTCCTCAAGGGCGACGACTCCAAGCTGCTCGCCCTGGAGTACCAGTTCGCCGTGCCGCTGCCCATCAACGGGCGTTTGCACACGCTCACCGGCACCGTCGACCGGATCTCGATCCGGCGCCACTCGTCCAAGCCCTACATCTCCATGGACGACTTCAAGACCGGCAAGCAGGTCACCTACCTGCGCCACAACCAGCAGGGGCACGCCTACGGGTACGCCTCCACAAGGCCCGAGTTCTGGAGCGGTTGGCCAGAGTCGGGGCTCGGGGCGCTGGAGACGTTCGACGACGCAGCCATTGGGGCGCTCGACGAGCTGTTCACCAGTTGGGGCTACCGGCTCCACAGCGGCTCTCATGGGGAGTTGCCGCTGGCCTCGCGCCGGTTCCGCTGGATCAACATGAAGGACGTCAAGTACGTCGACGGCGGCTGGCGCAACGAGCGCGACTACGCCCGGCTCATCCTCGGCGTCGACGGCTACATCCGCGCGGCCGAGGCCGGCGCGTACCCGCCCAACCTCAAGGGCGAGCCGTGCGCGTTCTGCTCCTTCCGCAAGACGTGCGGAGGAGTGGGGCTCCCGGACGAGAACGCGGGGCAGCCCTGATGGTCCTCCCACGCGTCAAGCGCCTCCCCGAGGGCTTCCACAAGCTGCCCGTGATCGTCACCAGCACCGAGCTGGAGCGGATCAAGCGCAGCGCCGCCCTGCAGCCGCACGGCACCTACTCCGAGGCCATCCGCAGGGCCATGGGTCTCACGCCCAACCCCTACCGCCTCGCCATACGCCTGCAGGAGCAGGCCGAGCTCGAACGCACCCAGACCGACAACAACGAGGAGTAACCCTTGCCCATCACCATCAAGACCACCGGCTTCGACGAGTTCGTCGACCCCTCCGGTGGCGCCTACATCAAGGCCCTGATCCTCGGAGGGCACGGCGTCGGCAAGACGCGCTCGGCCTCCTACTGGCCGAAGCCGATCTACGCCGACTGCGAGAAGGGCCTCATGTCGGTGGCCGACCGGGGCGTGCCGTACGCCTCGATCAAGTCCTCGGCCGACATGAACTCCCTGCTGGAGCACCTCCGCATGGACGGCATGAAGCCCCCGGAGAAGCGGCAGTACAAGACCCTCATCATCGACACCCTCGACTCCTACCAGCGCGTCCTCATCCAGGAGCGCCTGCGCGCGGAGAAGAAGGAGAGCCTGTCCGGCTGGGGCGACTGGGGCTACCTCGACGCCAAGATGAGCCAGCTCATCGAACGGGCGTTGAACCTGCCCATCAACATCGTGGTCAACCTCCACGTCAAGGACGAGAAGGACCAGGACGGCGAGTCCGAGCTGCTGGTGAAGAAGGCCCGGCTCAAGGGCGACATCAAGGAGTCGATCTTCCAGGACTTCGATCTCATCGGCCAGATGGAGACGTCGTACGCCGCCAGCAAGGGCGAGCGCGTCCTGACCCGCCAGATCCGGTGGCACTCCGAGCCCCGCTTCCCGATGCTGCGCGACCGCTCGGGCAAGCTGCCTCGGTTCACCGAGGTCGACTTCACCGAGGGCGACTACCAGCGCATCTTCGACGCGATCGCCTCGGGCCTCGACGAGCTCCCGGAGACCGCCGACGTCGAGACGCTGGCCGTTGAGGGCGACGAGGTCGAGCCCGTAGCAGCCGACGTCCAGGGTGGCCCGGTCTCTGAGCCGAAGATCCCGGCTGCGAAGAAGGCGCCGGCCAAGAAGGCAGCCGCCAAGAAGGCCCCGGCGAAGAAGGCCGCGCCCAAGCCCGAGCCCGCGCCCGAGCCGGTATCCGACACGGCGGATACCGAGCCCGAGGTCAACAAGGAGACGGGCGAGATCACCGAGCCCGAGCTGCCCACCGAGAACAACGACGCGGTCGACGCCGAGCAGGTCGCCCTGCTGGAGGCCGAGCTCGGCGCAACGCCCGTTGAGGAGGAGCCCCAGGAGACGCCCGTCGTCATCCAGACCCCTGCCGAGAAGGAGGAGCAGTCGCAGGCCCCGACCAACACCGGCAAGAAGACCAACCACTGCGGTGACCAGCCGCCGTCCATGGTCGGGAAGTTCGACGCCTACCCCGGCTGCGGCGTGGAGCTCAACGCCCAGAACGCCGGCCGCGCCTCGCTCTCGATGCTCAAGTTCAAGACCTACCTGTGCGACGAGGACTTCGAGAAGGCCAAGGCGTCGTGAAGTGCAGCCGCACCGGCTGCCGTCACCCGGCCCAGCTCATGCACGCCGACAAGCCGTGGTGCATCCGGCACTACCGCTCTGAAACAGCGCACCTGCGCCCCTGAGAAAGGAACACCAGCATGCCCAGCAGCACCATGGAGGAGGAGCAGCAGTGGAAGCTCCCCAAGGACACCGCCCTCCCGGCCCAGCTCGTCGCCGTCACCGAGCGGGAGATCCCCTACACCGACAAGAAGACCGGCGAGGCGAAGGTCTTCTCCAAGTGGGAGTGGGAGTTCGACATCGTCGAGGGCGAGTACGCCGGCCTCAAGGCGTGGGGTGACACCGAGGACCGCCTCACCAACCACCCCGACAACAAGGTTCGCCAGTGGGCCGAGACGCTCCGGGGCTCGGAGTTCGAGATCGGCGAGGGCCTCAACACCGACGACCTGCTCGGCCTGCCGTGCCTCTTGGTCGTCGACAACACCACCTACACGAACAAGGACGGGAAGACGTCGTACCTGACGCCGATCACCGACCTGTTCCCCTCCGACGCGATCCCGCAGTCGGACGAGCCGCCGTTCTGACGGTCGCTCACCAGCTAGGCCGCTCCCGCGCATAGGGCGAGGGAGAGCCCGTGGAGACCCATGCCGCCCATGTTCGGGCTGTTCATCGGTGGCACTCGCGACGGGCGCAGGGGCAGGGCGGATACGCCCACGGAAAAGGACGATCCCCCGACGTCCGACCGGGTTCGAGTCCCGGATGCCCACGCCAGATGTCTCTAAATAAGTGACATAGCGACACACCTCATTGGGAGGACGACGTCGTGACCGACGAGCAAGACCTCAACGCCTACCTGCGCTCCAAGGGAGTGCAGACGCACCGCGCTGCCGGTGCCGAGGTGACCGTCCACTGCATGTTCTGCCAGGACGGCGACACCAAGGGCAAGGGCAAGCTCTACCTCAACACCGAGACGTGGCTGTACTCCTGCAAGCGCTGCGACGCGGTCGGCAACAGGCGTTCACTGCTCGCCCACTTCGGCGACGAGGACGACCTGCAGCACGTCGAGGGAGCCGATCCCGCCCTGCGCCGCAAGCTCCTCGCCGAGGCAGCCGACCTCGCCCACCAGATGCTCCTCGGCAACGACGACAAGCTCACCTACCTCCTCGACCGGGGCATCGCCCCCGAGCTGATCGCCGAGCACAAGCTCGGCTACGTCCCCCGCAACGTCGGCCTGTCGGAGATGCTCCCCTCGCGCGGCGACCTCAAGGGCTACCGCGAGCTCATCAACGCCGGCCTCGTGACGGTCAACGGCAAGGAGTTCTTCAACGACTGCCTGACCATCCCCTACTTCTCCCACGGCTCCGTCGTGCAGATCCGCGCCAAGTTCGTCGACGGCAAGTACCTCACCACCGCAGGCGACCATGTCCGTCTCCACAACGCCGACGCCCTCCACGGTGCAGATCAGGTGCTCGTCACCGAGGGCGAGCTGGACGACTTCGCCGTCCGGTCGGCGCTCATGGACGCCAACGACCGTTCGTTCACCGAGGGCCTCGCCGTCGTCGGCCTCCCCGGCGCCGGCTCCTGGCCCGAGCACCTCGTCGACATGCTCTCGGGCGCCAGCAAGGTGTTCATCGGCCTCGACCCCGACGAGACCGGCCGCAAGTTCTCGGCCAAGCTCAAGGACGCCATCGGCTCCAAGGCCCGCGAGGTCCGCCTCCCCGGCGACGACAACCTCAAGGTCGACTGGACCGACTACCTCAAGGCCCACGACCCCGTGAAGAACCCGTACGGCGGGCACACGTGGCGCGACGTACGCGACCTCATGGTCGAGGCCGACCTCGCCGGCAAGCAGATGTTCTCCGTGGGCGACGCCCGCGCGAAGTGGCGCAAGCGGCAGGTCGAGGCCCCCGGCCTCAAGCTCGGCTGGCCCTCTCTCGACGCCATCATCAAGCCCGGCGTGAAGCCCGGCCAGATCGTCATCCCCCTGGCGAAGTCCGGCACCGGCAAGTCGGTGTGGCTGTCCAACGTCGCCATGAACCTGCGCCAGCACCACGTCCTCTACGCCTCCCTGGAGCTGACCGCCGCCGAGGTCTACGAGCACTGGCGGCGCATCCACCGCTTCTGGTACCCCGACGCCGACGAGGACCAGCTCGTGGCCGACCTCGCCCGCCTGCGCGTCGTCGAGCGCAACCGCCTCAAGCGCGGCGACCTGGAGATCCTCATCAACGAGTACGAGGACGAGGTGGGCCGCAAGCCCGAGCTGGTCATCGTCGACTACCTCCAGTACTACGCACGCGGCTTCCCCGGTGGCGGCATGTACGAGCGCGTCTCCGACGCCGCCATGGAGCTCAAGGCCGTCGCCAAGGAGAACTCGCTGGCGATCATCTGCCCCTCCCAGGTCAACCGCGGCGCCGAGCACGGCAAGCCCCTGACCGCCGACGACGCACGCGACTCGGGCGTGGTCGACGAGACCGGCGATTTCGTCTTCTCCCTCTTCCGCCCCGACCAGCTCGTCAACAAGGACGACCTCACAGGAGCCCTGCCCATGCAGTCCGGCAACTTCAACCTGCAGATCCTCAAGTCCCGGCACGGCGGCAAGGGCCACCTGTCGAACCTGCGGATGAGCCTCATGTCGCTGGTGATCGTCGACGCCGTCCTCGACCGCACCCGCTCCTCGCGGGTCGAGCAGGAGAACAGCCTCTACCGCCAGGGCATGCACTACGACGACTACCGCAGCATGCTCGACAGCCGCATCGCCCAACGCCCGTTGCAGGGGGTCGGCGCATGATCCCGTGGGGCAGCGACTACGACCACCGGGCGACCCGGTTCGCCTGTGAGACCTGCGGCTACCCGCTGCACCGCGTGATGCCGTCGAACATGCTCGTCTGCCTCACGCCGACGTGCACCGCCGACGAGCCGCTCTTCCTGGTCGGTGTCGACGATGACTGACGCCGAGCTCTGGGACTACCTGCAGGAGCGCTTCGGCTTCGGCGAGTGGGACGAGCACACCAGCGACGTGCCGTGGTGGCAGTTCCGCGCCAACGAGATCGGGAAGCTCAAGCGGATGATGCGCCGCCGTCGCGTGGTCGCCGTGCAGCTCACCACCGCCGCCGACTACGCCCTCGCGCACCGCAAGCCCATCACCGGCCTGTGGCAGCTCTTCGCCCTCATCCCCGAGGCCATGGCCGCACTCCGACGCCAGGAACGCCTCGACCAGCAGGCCGTCCTCGCCGAGGAGGTCAACGACGTGATGCACGAGGCGTGGGAAGCCGGCGACACCGAGATGGCCGGACGCCTCATGCGAGCCAGCACCGCAGACGCACAGACCCTCATCAACGAATGGAGAAATCGGTGAACCTGACCACCACACAAGAGCAGCGCGTCGACATGGAACGCCACGACGCCGTCCGTACGGCCGGCGACCTGCTGTGGCGCCGCGACCTGGGCCTGCCCCGCGAGACCGTCCGAACGCACGTTGTCCAGCTCCTCCTCGACTCGGTCGAGAAGCAGGCCCGGTGGTCGGCATGACCGTCTCCGTCAGCAAGCAGGCCAGCGGCGTCCGCGGACAGGTCCGCGGCATCCGCGAGCTCCGCGACCGCGTGCAGGCCGAGGTCTGCCTGGGCTCCTCCACCACCCACGGCTACGCCGCGATCACGATCGAATCCTCGAGTCCCGCCGTCCGTGACGCGCTGGTGAAGCTCAAGGACGTCCTCCGCGACGAGGCGTTCGAGATGACCCGCACGATCGTCGAGGACGACGCGAAGTGGAGCGCGTCATGAGCGTCTGGGAGGACGCGCAGGCCGAGCGCGAACGTGCGTTGGTGCTCCACGGCGACAAGGCCATGGACGCCTACGAGATCGACGACTACGCCCGCCTCGCGATCCTCATGGAGGAGGTCGGCGAGGTCGCCCGCGAGTTCAACGAAGCGATCCAGAACAAGCGCTTCATCGACGTCGACGCGCTGCGCACCGAGCTGGTCCAGGTGACCGCCATGGCCGGCGCTTGGGTCGACGCCATCGACGCGGAGACCCCCGATGGGTGAGGTCATCCAGTTCCCCGTGGTCCGCACCTGCCTCGTGTGCGAGCACCACTTCGAGACCGAGTCCATGTCGGTCTGCCGCCTCTTTGACGAGGCCATCCCCGACGAGACCTACACCGCCCGCCGCTGCTCTTCCTACGAACCCGCCTGAGAGGAACCCATGTCCTACATCCCCGCCTTCGAGGGACACCCCGTCGACGCCACCGTCGTCCGTGTCTCTGGCTCTGCCCCCATGGACGACCTGAGCGAGGTCGTGCTCGGCGTCGACGACGTCGTCCAGATGATCACCCAGTACCGCTGTGTCGGCGTCTCTCACGCGGTCGACGACAAGACCGGCACGCTGACGCGCGTTCACCACATCAAGCCCATCGAGATGGCCCTCGTGCCGATCGACCCCAACGACCCCAACGACGACGGCATCATCCGCGCGCTGCCGAGGGGGAACTCGTGAGCGGCGCAGCGTTCATCAACCTGGAGCACGACGGCCTCGTCATCGCGGTCGGCGAGATCGTCGCCGTGCGGGCGCTCAACGACTCCGACATCGACCCCCGTACCGGCACCACGGCGCTCGGCATCCCCGACGACGCCCGCACTCAGATCATCTGCAACCGGGGCTCCTACTACGTCACCGCCGACATCTCCGAGGTCATCGACCTCATGCAGAAGGCCGCACTGGCAGGTGGCTGGTGATGGATAAGCGCACCGAGATCTTCGGCATCCAGCTCGACGTCGACAGCGTCGTCATCTCCTACATGAACGTCCCCAACGACGTCCGCGTCGAGGGGATGGTCGGCCTCCAGCACCAGATCCGCCTCGACCTCAGCCACCCCGACTACGCCGAGGACGCCGACCTGCTGCGCCGGCAGGCCCAACGGATGTTGGCCAACGCCCTCGACGACTTCCACAACAGCGAGCCGTGGAACCCGGACGAGGAAGACGAGGACGACGACGAGCGGGGGATGGGCGATGGCTAGGCCCACCACTCACGACACCTGGGTGCACCAGGACTTCAAGTACGACGACCCCCGCCGCAAGCCCCTGCTCGTCGAGTGCGTCCTGTGCGGCGTGATCGAGCGAGGCATCGGCCGACGCGAGGACGCCAAGAAGATCGGCGTCCGCCACGAGAAGGAGTTCAACCATGGCTGAGATCGAGAGCGAGGTGCTCACCGACTCGCAGATGCGTCGCGCCGAGGCGATCAGCATCGCCCGTTACGTGTGGCCCGGCGCTGGCACCAACCAGCAGGCGCGGCTCGCCACCTGGATCATCACCGGGAAGTGGGTCGAGTCATGATCCTCTGGCACGCCAACCTCGGACGCGGCGTCGACCGCTACGTCTTCGAGCGCGAGTTCCGCAAGGTCTACGCCGCAGCCGGCCCCCGCGCCGTGATCTGCCTGCAGGAGATCGACGAGGCCGACGCCCCCGAGGAGATGGAGATCATCTCCCGGATCACCCGCAACACCCACGTGATCATCGGCGCCAACACGGCCATCCCGATCCTCGTGCCCCGGCAGTTCCTCATCCTCGGAGAGCGCCAGACGCTGGCCGCGAAGGGCCTCGCCAAGTTCTCCCCGGCCCGCCCGATCAACGAGGTGCTCCTGCAGCTCCGACCCGACCTCAAGGTCGTCGTCTTCAACACCCACCTCCCCATCGACCGCCTCCAGACGCTCACCCGACGCCTCCAGGTGCGCCGCAAGCTCCGTGCCCGTGCACGTGCCCGGCTGCTCCAGATGTTCGGTGGCGTGTGGGCGGCTGACACCAACACCCACCGGGGCTGGCCAACGATCGTTCGTGGCGAGACGACCGTGATCAACGCCGGCATCGACAAGTCCAAGGCATGGGCACCGCCCGGCTACCACGTCGAGGTCTCTGACCGCCAGCAGGTGGACCTCACCATCGACGGCCACGACGCCCACGGCGCACGTGTCCGCTTCATCAAGGAGAAGGCAGCGTGAGGTTCCACTACGCCAGCGACGACAACCAGCTCCGGCAGGCGCTGACCATGGCCGTCGCCCAGGGGTCGATCTGCTGGGAGGACGTCGCAGGCGCTGGCCGGTTCGACAGCGAACGCGCGTCGCTGGCCGTCGACGCCCTGCTCACCGAGGTCAAGCACCTGATCACGTTCGAGCTCACCAAGATCCTCGACCAGACCGGCGAGGCCAGGGACTGGAACGACGCGATCGAGACCGCCATCCACACGATCGAGAACCTGGAGTAGCAGTGATGAAGCTGCCTCAGTGGCGCGGGCGCGCGGCATGCGCCTCGATCCCCGGCGAGCTGCGGGAGAAGTTCTTCCCGGTCGGCCGTCCGGCAGCCGAGCCCAAGACGATCTGCAGGGGCTGCCCCGTGCGGCAGGAGTGCCTGGACTTCGCCCTGGACTCCCCGTGGCAACCCCGCGCCATCGTCGCCGGCTTCGACCCCGGCGAGCTGGCACCCCTGTGGCGACAGCGCCACCCCGACAACAACCAGGGCGACACCTACCGCGCCCTGGGTCTGCGATGAGAGGACGAAGTACCCGATGACAACGAACGTTCAGGAGGCGACCGTGGACCGCGAGGCCCTACTCACCGCCGACGAGGCAGCCGCCCAGCTCCGGGTGGAGCCGTCGTGGATGTACCGCGCCGCCAAGGAGGGCTACTTCCCCTCCGTGAAGGTCGGGCGCTACGTCCGCTTCCGCCAGGGCGACGTCACCGACTGGATCAGGACCGGTGGTCGCAGTGAGTGACTCGGGTCTGTCGACGTACGACGAGCTGGCCGAGGTGCTGGACTCCCTGCCGCTGTTGTGCCGGGAGAAGCGCCGCCGTGACGGCATCTCGATGCGGGAGGCGGCACGCCAGATGGGGGTGAGCCTGTCGGTGGTCAACCGCATGGAGGCCGGCGAGGGACTCAACCTTTCCAGCGCCCGGTCGATGCTGCAGTGGCTCGGAGAGGTGCCGGTCCCATGACCCCGCAGGAGTGGTCAACGTTCGTCGCGGTCATGTTCATCGCGTTCGTGGTCGGCGTCGTGATCGTGCTGTTGGTGAACTGATGCCCAAGTACAAGAGCTACAAGACGGCGGGCGTCGGTGCCCGCATGGCGAGCGCCTTTGACGCGGGGCCGATGTCCACCGGGGGTCGGCAGCTTCCTCACGGGACGCTCACGGCGGTCGACTGCCCCGACTGCCCGGCCCTGGCTGGCAGCAAGTGCGTCGCACCGTCCGGCAACGTGAAGACCCAGGTGCACATGTCGCGACGTCGGATCGCGATGCGGAAGTACTACGCCGACCGGGAGCACCCAGCAACCTCGCTGGAGGGGCCGGCCGATGCTTGAGGACGTCTACAGCGACGGCCTCTTCCCGGAGCCGCCCCTGGACTACATCCGGGTGGGGGAGCAGGTGACGCTCCGCATGATCTGGGGCGAGGAGCTGGCCCGCGTTGAGGAGATGGCAACGGACGTTGACGGATGGCCGACCGTCACGGCCACGATCCTCAGCTCAGGGGACCGGGTGACCGTGGCCCGGTCGAGCGTCCATGAGGTGCAGTAGTTCTACGGATGCCGCTGTCGGTGGCGTCATGCAGACTGGTGGTCACAACAACGAATCGGGGGATCTCGTGGACCTGAACATTCCTGCACCGCGCGTTGAGATGACGGCCGAGGAGGTGCGAGAGCGGATCATCGCTCTCGCACCCTCGACCCTCGAACTCCGCAAGCGCCTCAGCGACAAGAGCGACTAGCCCTTGGGTGCGCCCGAGCACCACATCTGACGATCCGGGAACTCGTCATCTGTCCACGGGTGCGGCGAATGCTCCTCGCCGATCTCGTCGCAGCGAGCCAGGAGCGCGTCCTGCGTCCGCTCGACGGCCGGATGCCGGGGACGCCACGGGTGGTCGTTCATCCCGGCCTTGATCCGACCCGCCAAGTCCCACGCCCGGTTGGCGAGGCCCGGCTCTCCGATGCTGTCGCCGATGGACTCCGCCTGATCGGCTAGCCGGCGCCAGGGGTGGTAGTTCGGGTGGCGCGGGCAGTGCTTGCGGTGAGCGCCGACGCCACGGCAACCCCCACACCCCTCGTCGACCACGGGGACGCGGTTCTCGATCAGGAAGTCCGCGACGAACTCGGACACGTCCTCGTCCGCCTTGCGAGGGCCGAGCGTGTTCCACGAGACCACGGCCATACGGATCGCCTTGACCAGCTCGTCCCGCTCGATCATGGCTGCCCCTCTACGGGCGGAATGGGGCGGGTCGGCTCCACTGCCAGACAGGTGAGACAGCCGTGATGGTTCGGCTGCTCGCATATCTGGTTGGCCCACAGGCACTCACCCACGTCACTCACAGGCGCGTCATTCTCGGGGGACTGGGTCACTGACAGTCCCCCGAGTACTTCTCCCACGCGGTCTGCTTCTTCACGCCGAGCACTGTGCCCACCTGCTCCCATGTAGCGCCGGCCTCGCGTGCCGACCGCACCGAGTTGCGCAACGCCCGTTCGGCTTCCGCAGCCACGGCAGCAGACACCGACAACTCCATGAGTGCAGCGGTCCTCGGGGAGCCGGGCTCGATGCTCTGCTCAGCCAATGACCTCGTCCTTCCCTCGGGCCATCCACTCAGACCACGTCATCTCCTCGTCCATGTCGACGTCGGGGTTGTCGATCGCCCAGGACGACACTGCCTCCATGGCCGCGAGGGCGTGAGTGCCCCGCAGGACGACCCGGTACGTCATGAACGCGCGTCGGGTGAACTTCCGGTCCCGGATGCTCTCGGTCTCCGGTACCGGGTTCATGACTCGCCGTGCTCCTTCTGGTCCATGGCGGCGTGGTACGCGGTAATCGCGTCCTGCGGGAGCCGTCCGTGTGCTGGTAGGTCTGGCCATCCGTTCTCCTTTGCCCATGCGCGGATCTGCGCGCTGACGTTCTCGGGTGTTGCTCGGCGTGCCTGCTGGGGCCGGGGCTGCACGAGCCGCGGACCGGCCGGCTGCTCGCCGCTCTCGTCACTCTCCTCGGGAGGGGTGTACCGGATGTAGACCTTGCTCTCGTGGGACACGGCCTCGAAGCCGCTGTCCTTCGGCATGGCTGCCACGCGGCCGGTGCGGATGCGCTGGGCGGTGCCCTTGGCGCTGTCCTCGCTGGCGAACTCTCGCGGGACTATGGCCCACTTGCCGTGGTTCTGCTCCTTGCGCAGCTCCTTGGCCATGTCGCCGTAGAGCCCGCTCGGGACGGGGGTGAGTGCTTCTTGGGGAGGGTCAACCCATTCCAGTTCCATGGGCGCACCCTACTCGCGCACGCGTGCCGCTTTCACACCGTGCACGCCCCACATGTGCTGCTCCATGGCCCGGCGTGGCCAGCGGTGGCCCTTGCTGGTCGACCACGTCTCGTCGCAGTCGTCCAGCTCGCATTCGACGGTCAGCGAGAACGTGGCGACCTCTTCGGCGGTCATGGGTGTCGGGTCGCCGTACTGTTCGCGGTACTCGCCGATCGTCATTCCGTGCACGCCCCGGATGTGCTGCCACAGCGTGGCGTAGTGCTTGAGCGGTCCCCAGTTGCAGTCCTTCACCTGACACAGGAACGGTCCGGTCGTCCGATCCGTGCGGTGGTCGCGCTGGCGGACGGCCGGCTTGTCCTCGGGGTAGCCGTAGATCGCCAGGGCGTTGACCATCGGCTCGACGATGCGCCGGTAGTGCCCCGAGCACAGGTCCAGTAGCAGCGGCTTGGTGTCGCCGACCTGCACCCGCACCCCAACGCGCGTTGCCGCTCGGGAGGTGCCCTGCGCCAGACAGGGGTCGCAGAGGACGACGACCTCCTTCACCATCAGCCGTTGGCCTCCGCGAGCCACGCTTCGATCGCCTCGATGTTGTCCTCGGGCAGGTCGAGGATGATGTCCTTCTCGGTGGCCAGGAACGCCTCGATGAACGGCTCCTCGCCGTAGCGCACCACCATGTACTTCTTGCCGGTGCCGTCCGTGCTCATGAGGCCGACCGTGCCGAGGCGCACGACGTTGCCGCCGACGAGGTCGCGAGCAGCGACTCGGTCACCCTCGGCGTAGAAGGTGCCGTCCTGCTTCTTGATCAGCACCTGGGCGGTGAGGGGGTTGATGTCTGCCATGAGGGTCTCCAAAGTCGTAGACAGCGTTCGTAGGTTAGATGCACAGCCCGTAGCAAGTCGAAGTAATCAACATGGAATACGCAGGACGCCGACCCACCGAAGCTGAGTGCTGGGATCGTTTCTGGGACATAGCCGCCGCCATTGCCGTGCGTCAGTCCCAAGCTGGTACGAATACCGCCTTGTCCTCCGAATAGGGGCCGGGCCGAATAACACCCGCCGCTAGGACCGAGCTCAACATACGCCCCAGTTCCCCCGGTTCAGCGCCATCCCATACGGCGCTCAGCGTCTCCCAGACCGCCCCCTGAGTTCTCACTCGGGGGGCGGCTGCACGTGCAGCGTCGAGGTCAATCTCTGCTTGATTCAGCGAAGCATTGTTCTCGGCCCAGAAGGCGTCGTAGTCCTCCTGGCTGATCTGCTTCTTCATCTTCATGCGCGACAACTCTGTCCGCTCTCCCTTGAGGGCGTCGACTCGCGCCTTGAGGTTGTCAACGTTCGTTATCGGGGCGGGGGTCGTTGCGGCCTTCTTGACGCGGCCAGCCATGTCCGTCTCGCCCTTCTTGTTGGTCTCAACCCATGCGCGCGCCAGCTTGAGCGCGCGGCGGTTGGAGATGGTGACGGGAATGTGCCCGTCTGCCCCGGTCCTGCGAGCGCGCTGGCGCTTGCCGCAGATCCACGAGTGCTTGTTGGTGCGCCCGTTGTAGATCGACACCATCGTCCCGCCGCACTCGCCACAGAGGAGCATGCCCGACAGAGCGTGCTTTCCCCCGACCAGTCGTCTGGGCTTGCTGGCGTTCGAGACGCGGATGGCCTTGTAGCGCTCGAACAGCGCCGGGTCGACGATCGTTGGGTGGACCCCGACGCGCCAGATGTCAAAGTCCTTGAGGGTCGATTTGTTGTTGATAGCGGCCGGAGGGTTGGACCTCTCGCGGATGAAGCCGGCAGCGAATCCGGTGTCAAGCATCCGCCCAAGGCTGGTCGGGGTCCACGCGTTGCCACTGCGAGTCAGGATGCCGCGCCCGTTCATCTCCTTGGTGAGGACTGCCATCGGCACGCCGGACACGAAGCGCTCGTACAGCTCCTTGAGGACGACGGCTTCATCCTCCTTGATGGTGTAGCCCTCGTCGGGTTCATAGTTGTAGCCGAAGCGCGGGGCCGACGAGTGGGGGAGCCCGCGAGTGCGACGGTTCTCGTGAGTGGCTCTCCAGTCCTCGCTCTTGAGGTCAGACTCCAGCTCGGCGATTGCCAGGAGCTGGGTCCGGGTGAACTTGCCGATCGCGGTCTTCGGGTCGATGTCCTCGGATGCAGATCGCACCTGACCCCCGGCATCCTCGACCATGGCGAGGTAGACGGTGGACCAACGCACGTTGCGACCCCAGCGTGACCACTTCCAGAGGACGACGTTCATGTACTCGCCAGACTTGACCTCCTCGACGATCTGCTTGACCGCGCGCTTCTCGAACTCGCGCCCCGTCTTGTGCATGTCGAGGAACAGCCGGTAGAGCACGAGGCCCTTGCTCTTGCTGTGGCGTGCGATCTCGTCGAACTGAATCTCGGGAGAGATCATCGTGTCGCGTCCCTTGCTCACTCGCAGGGACGCCGCTGCCAACGACTCCTTGGGTGTACCTGGGGGTACCGGGAGGGTGATGATGGAGCCGTTGAACGTGGCTCCGTCGGGGAGCCGTGACTTGAGCTGATCGAGGGCCTGCTGGTCGTACTTCTGCTGGCGGGTGACGCGGGCGGCGGTCATGGCTTCCTTGTCTCTGAGCGTGGTGGGGTGCACTTTACTACGCCCGACGAACGTGGGGCTCATAAAACTGCACATCGTCTGACCTGCGGAAATGCCGAGAGCCCGGTCCGCCTCAAGGGGGACCGGGCTCTCAGCAGTGGGTTACTTGCCGGCTGAGCCGGTGACGCCGTGTGCCGCCTTGCGGTGGGCGCCGAAGCCCTGGGGTGTGTCGTAGGTCGACTCGCTCTTCGGGACGCCAGCCTCCTTGCACTCAGGGCACTGCTCGCTGAACTCCTTCTGCACACGCGCCGTCCCACCGAAGGTCGTGCGCACGACCTCGTTGGCTTGGTCACGAGTCATGTCGTGGGTTCTGCGCATGTGCCCGCGCAGACCCTCCCGCGTCAACGCGCGTCCGGGCGGACAGGTCGGGCAGTCCTTCCTGATCTCGCCGGCCGGCGACGTGGCCGCGGGCATCCCCGGCAGGGCTCCGTCGACGGGCTGGCCGGCCTCACCGATGAGCTCGCGGAGGTCCGCCAGGAGCTCCTTGTCGTGGACCTCGCACAGGTCCAGTTCGACCGGCTTCCTGCCATCCAGCGAGATCATCACGGACCGCGCCGGGTTCCTCTCGTCCTTGGCCATGCAGGGGTCGCACCATGCGACGATTTCTTTGGCCACTAGCTCGCCTTCGCTTCCTTGTTCTGGATGGATGTGAGGGTGCGGGTGATCGACTCGACGCGCAACGCGTCACGTCCTTCACCCACGATCCGGCCGAGTCCGTCCGTGGTGTAGCCCTCGGGGTACACGTAGTGGCTTGCGAGCTTGGCTCCGCGTGTTGACAGGGTCTCGTGCCGCTCGGTCCTGCAGCGCGGGCATCGCAACACGCGGGCGAACGAGTTGTGCTCCTTGTCGAACGCCGCCGTGAAGGGCTTCCACACGTGCCCAAGTTCGCGACACTGGAGGAAGCTGACGGAGAGGTGTGCTGCGAACTCCTCGACGTCTTCGCGGGTGGCGTAGCCCATGTCCCGCTGCGCTTCTTCGGAGAGCCGGCTCTTGTCGATCAGTCGGTTCGCCATGTCACACCGCCTCTTCTGCTTCGCTCAGATCACACACCAGTGTGACCACACGACGTGTCGCCATACCGAGTCCTTCCAATAGGTTCGATGAGGGTTGTTGAGCAGGTCCACCATAGACCGATGTGACTCGGAAATGTGCCATCGCTTCGGTTTCCGGTTGGATATCTAGAACCTAGCCCGAAAGTCGTAGACCTGCTCCGTAGGGTGAGGGTGTGTCGTCCGAGCTTGAACTCGAACGCCTGGGCTTGGTCCCAACGCGCGTCAGGGACTATGTCGTTGAGAGGGACGGTTCATGCTGTCGCGTCTGCGGACGCTTTGTCGAGACGCCCGCCCTGCACCACGTTGTGTTCCGTAGCCAGGGCGGGCTCGATCTCCCCAGCAACCTGATCACGATCGGCTGGCTGCCTGGGCACGACTGCCACCTGACGGTGGCGCACGGGCCGAACGCCCGTTACTGGAGGGAGATCTTTCTGGCGATCGCTGATCGCCCCGAGCTCACCGCACTGCAGGTGAGTCGGCGTCTCGGCTAGTCGCCCGGTGCGGCGTACTTCGGGTCGTGGTCGGGGTACCACTCGGACCCGCAGCCATCGCGGGCGCTGTCGCACACCCATGAGTCCAGGTGCCAGTGGCAGACGCCACCGCACGCCCCGCAGCGCCGCCATGGACGCCGGCTCATACGTGGTCGCCGGGCCGGTCGCAGTAGCCGCGCTCGTCGAGCGGGCGGTCGCACGCTTGGGGCTGGCCGTCCTTGATGACGGTCTCTTCGCAGTACTTCATGAGGGTCTCCTCCTATAGGTGATGGGTGGGAACGTAGCAGCGCCCCGGTGCGATGGGGTCACACCGGGGCGCTGCTTGGGGTGGTGCTAGTTGATGTCCTGCGTGTAGGTGCAGTCGACGACGGCGAACTGACCCTTGCTGCTGTTCTCGTTGACGACCTTGCCGTCGACCGAGATCTTGCAGCCGATCTCCCCGGTGCCGCTGTTCTGCGCCAGCACCGTGTAGGTGTCGAGCGACGGGTCGCCCTTGATCTTCACGGTCTTGGACCACGGCGTCTTGGCGCCGTTGTCCTGCGACGTCTGCCCGGAGCCGTTCTTGCTGTAGGTGACGTCCGCGCCCTGACCGCCCGTGACCTCGTACTTCACGGTCGTGACGGTGTCCGCGTCCTCCTTGATGCTCTTGTCGACCTCGTTGGCCACGCCGCCGACCAGGGCGATGCAGCCGCCGACCGCGAGCACCATGAGGATCACGCCAGCGAGGACGATCTTGCCGACCGTCTTCATGCGCGCACCGTCACCTTCGTCGCGACCTTCCCGTTGCGGAGCACCTTGATCTTGTGCACGCCGCTGCCCTTAGGGAAGGTGAGCGACTTGACCCGCTTGGTGTCAGGCTTCTGGGTGAACGAGGTGACCTTGTTGTCCTTGATGATCGTCCACTTGAGCTTGTTGCGGATCTGTGCACCGACCACGATGGGCTTGGCCTTGAAGGTGAACTTGACGCCGCGGGTGATCGACTGCTTGCTGACCGTGCCC